ATCATGATGCGTCGTTACTTCGAATTCTGGACGGATGCGCAAGGCCAGTATCACATCATCCGTGCGAAGCCGGAGTTCTACGATGCTTTGGATGGGATTATGATTAGACGAACAAGGGAAGAAGTCGCACCCGAATTGCCGACCATCCGTCGAGGTTTCTTTAACACCGAAATGGAGAATAAAGAATTGCGCCGCGCGTATGGCGACATTCAAAGGGAATTCGATGAATTCATGGATTCCAAAGACGGCGAGCCCAACGCATCGGACTATACGAATATCCTCGGATTCTTTGCGCGCATGCGTCGTATCACGGGCATGGCGAAAATCGGTCCCTGCGTCGAACACGTCACGGATTTTCTTCTTTCAACCGACAGGAAAATTGTCGTGTTCGGTCATCACAAAGAAACTCTTGATTCATTGAAGGAGGTTCTCGACACGTGGGCGAAGCAAGGCGGTTGGAATGAATGCCTGCACCTCAAGGCATCATTAGATGCCGACCAGCGTACCGATGTCGTGACCAAGTTCAGGGAAGACCCAAACTCCAGGATTCTCATCGCATCTACACTTGCATCAGGCGAAGGGCTCAATCTGCAGTTCTGTTCAGACGCGGTCATGCTTGAGCGCCAATGGAATCCAGCGAATGAAGAGCAGGCCGAAACACGCTTTACCCGCTTTGGTTCGACAGCGGAACACGTCAACGTTACCTATATGATATCGGTCGGCACGATTGACGAATGGTTAACCGAGCTTGTGGAAAAGAAGCGTTCCTTGATTAGCAACGTTATCGACCGCGACGAGAACAATTGGGAAGAGTCTTCTTTGATGAAGGAGCTTGCATCGGCAATCTATGCGGGCGGAGGTAAACGATGGACATTCTAATTCGTCTCGCGATTCTTTGCACGGTTACAATAGTGGCGTACTCAATTTATACAAACGAAATTGAGTACACCATTCCATCGTTCGCTTTGCTTATCGTGCTCGTCTACACTCTGTCAACGCTCTAGGATGCTAAAGATGAATGAAACTCAAGTTAATGAATCGCACAGGCTCGCCGTCTACATGGAGCATGAAGACGAAATGGTTTGTTTGTTCGCGGGCGAGATTGAGCGGACGGAAGGATTTCTCAAGTTCTGGAAACTCTATCGTCCATACACGAACATCGAAGTGCAAAAGCTTTCAACGCTAGGCTCTAAGACAACTATCTACCGTGGCGAGGCGCGCGACTATACGCGAGGATTCTAGAATGAATCACTACCTAAGCTTCATCGTTGCTATTCTCACGATTCCATACCGTGCTACGATAGCGGAACGTGTGAGGCTATCGACCATTTCAATGCCGACCATCTACCATTCGCGTGCGTGGCACGAATTCCAGGTTTTGAGCATCGCATCGTTCCACCTTGTCCTCGACATCGAAAGGTTTAGACAATGAAAATGAAGCTCTGCCCACACTGTGGTCGTCTGTCTGTCACGGTTCTGTATCGTCCAGATTGGTACGCTAGGGACGTTAACAATATCGTTGGCGCAATGTGGATTGCGTGCAATTATTGCGCTACAGAGAATGCGCAGGATATCTAAAATCTTTAACCTAGCAAACGCCAGGTTTTGCGCCTCCCAAACAAACTAGCCCGCTGCCGATAACTAATCGGTTGCGGGCTTTGTCGTTTCTAATCGGGTCCGACCCACACCTGAGCCCGCAGGAACGGCCGGCATCCTGAGCCCGTAGGGTGAGCTAGCCCGAGCCCGTATCGTGGCCTGTAGCCCGTCCTATTGCGTCCGAGCGCGTCCGCTCCCTGTTAGCCTGAGCTTCGACCTGCAAGCCCGAGGTAGACTGTCCACTTTTCTGGACATATTTTCCTCTTGTGGTAGCTAGGCGACCTATGGTAAAATCTGGCAGAGCCCACCATACCTATGTAATTTTTACACCCCCCTCACTTAGCTGTAAGAAACCACAACCGCAGAAAACCCAAAGAAAAGGACACAATGCAAATCCAGAAAAGAATCAAAGGATACACTCGACGCCCGTACGGAACAAAGGTCATCGATGAAATCGAGCACGCCATCGAAAAGGAATGCGCACGCTATAACGTTTCAAGAAGTTTCGTCATTGCGAATGCACTTGCTTTTGTCTTCAACATAAAGACCGAGAGCTACATCCCAAAGACCAGGAAAATCCTCCAACTCAGGAAGCGCGCATGATTAACGTAAAGATTTACAAAGACAACGCGACCAATAAGTATTTACTCTCAAGCAATTGCATCACGTGCAAGCGTAACATCGTGGTAACGGTCGAGCCAATGGAGCTTTTTAATTTGCAGCGTGGCGTGCTCATTCAAAATGCTTTACCCAATGTTAATGAGGACCAACGTGAGTTCCTCATCTCAGGCATATGTGGAAAGTGTTTCGACAAGATGTTCGTGGAGCCAGACGATGAAGATTAGCGTTAAAGTAACCATCAACGCACCGGAAACGTCTACCGAACTTGAAGTAATTGAGTACGTTGAAGAAGCAATTAGATGCTGGCGCGGCTCATGGGCACCATCAAATCCTTTCTTTCAACTTGAAGATAAAGATTTTCAGGTAACGAAAGCAGATGGCACCGAAGATTGAATTCGTTGAAGCGTGCAACACTTTAAGCGTAGCGATGCTTAATTATAAAGTCATTCATCGTTACGCTTTAAACATTCCTTGGTCGTTCAAGTTTGAGAAACGTGCAAAGCAATACGACCCAGTGGAGATACTCTACATGCACGTCTTTGAAACTTCAACGCTCCCTGCATACCACATCGCATTCAACAAGCTAGTCAAAAAAGGATACCCAATCGCAACTCTCCTCATCTTGATGCAGTTATCAAATGGCGTGTGGAAACGCTTCATCGGTAACGAATACGCAACGCATCGAGACACATTTCAAACTATCACAGGAATCTACGTTGACTAACTCACCTTCCACATCGACAAATGGAAAAGAAAAGCTCGTCATCAGCATCGATTCTCAGGTGCTCGCCGGTATTCAAACGTGTAATCAACAGGCCGCGTATCGTTTCATCGATTCCATCGAACCAAGAGACTATTCGATGGAATCAATTCAGCTCGGCCTCGTTCTACATGAAGCAATGGCCGAGCATTACTCCACGTTTCATAAGCTGCCAAGTAACATTTTACGAAACAACGTTGCGACTCGGATGGAAAGCTATGCAGCCGCTAAGACAATGCTTTCCCATTCGCAAGTCAACGCGCTCATCGACATCTATCGGCAGTACCAAGCGAAATACATCACAGAGGATTGGGTTGTTGAGCGAGATACGAACGACAATCCATTGGTGGAAAGTACGTTCGCTAAAACTCTGTATGAAGATGCTGAGATTCATATCCTATACACGGGCATCACGGACCTTGTATTGAGGAAGCCATACCAAGTTCCAGTAGACCATAAATCGTTTGGCACATACTTCAAGCCAGCAATCATGAGCAACCAGTTTCATGGCTACATGTGGGCATTGAACTCACGCAACTTGATTATCAATCGCATCGGTGTGAAATCAAAAACAGGTACGTTCGAACGCATCGTTGTTACGAAACCGTTAAGCTTAATCGAAGAATGGAAGAACGATGCGATTCGTGATATCCTCAGACATCTAGACATGATGCACGAGGGAAACTTTAGAAGGAATCGAGAAGCGTGTGGAATGTATGGCGGATGCAGATTCATTAACCTTTGTTCCGCTGAACCTTCTCATCGTTCCTATTTGATTGCGAACAACTACCAAGTCGTGCCCGTTTGGAATCCTTTGAACCGAGACTAAGCAATATGCAAAAACGAAACATTCCATTCGACCTCATCGCTAAGCCGATTCACATCACACTTGAGCCAGCGCACGTTGACGTGATTCAATCAATCTTCGAAGCGTTCTTCAGCTCGGCTCGTGTGATGGAGATAGATGTACCACGAGACATTAAACTAGACGCCGCGGCCGTACTGCACAAGATTATTGTCGAGTACGAACGGCAAATTGAGGAAGCGAACGATGCCCAGGAAGCGAGCAACCCACACGCACCAGTACAAAAAGGTTAAGCTCAAGATTGCATATGTTTATCGTTGCATGCTATCAAATTGCAACCATTACATCATGCCTGAGTTTATCATGGGAAAGGAATCAGTATGCCCATCGTGCAATCACGAGTTCGTGATAGACAAATACGCATCGATGCGCACGAATCCTATTTGCATCGACTGTCGAAAGGAGCATCCGACACCATTAACCAATTCATCAAAGCCGGATTCCAATGTTATTGCAGACATCCTGAAACGGCATGGCGTACACTAGACAACAAACTCTATACCGAATGCCTCATCTGTGGTAAAGAAAGCAAAGGGATAAAGATATGAAACTCTTGAGCGATAGGATACAAGAGTTCATCGACTGGCTCGAACAATACACCGACTTTGATATGTGGCATCAAAGCGTTAAAGATGCAACCCAACGTAAGCTCATCGAAGTGCTAACAGAAAAGGACAATTAAAATGAAGCAGAAGATTGTTATCAGCATCGACCTCGTATGCGAACTCAGTTCAGCGGTCTACCTCGTGAATCAGATTCTCCAGGTTGCGAACATCGACTCGATTGATTCTTTGTACATGCGAGACGAGAAGTACAACACGTACATCAACATCTCCACGATGAATCGTTTGCGCGACGAACTCAATCCTACACCTGCACCAAAGGTTGATGAAGCTAAAGAAAAGGAATCACTCGTGCTATCGATGTTTGAATCTGCGCATGAGCAGAAGACTATCGAGGAAGGTAGTTTTTAAATGCCCAACATCGAAGACGCATTAGCGAAAGAAGAATTCTTAATGCTCTTCAAAGGCGAGGTAAGCAGTGGCAAATCAATCGCCGCTGCTTCCTTTCCTAACCCGTATGTGTTTGACATGGAGAGTAGGATACGTTCGGTTGCAGCGTATCACTTTCCACGTGGCAAGCGTGACTTATCGTACGATACGTACACGCGCGAGGATTATCCAAAGTTCGACAAACGTTGGGATGAGTTCATCGAATTGAGCAAGATGAAACGATTCCCTTACGATACAGTGATTGTTGATTCCCTTACATCGTGTGCAGACCTTTTGTTGCAGCACGTCATTAGACTAAAAGGTTTGGATGGTAAGGGAAAGAAGATTGCTGGCATCGCGGTCAATAGCATCGAAGATTACAATGCTGAGACCGCTATGTTGACTGAGTTAGTCATGTTCCTCCAGCAAATTAAATGTAAGTACAAGATTCTTGTCGCACACGTCATCAAGACTGAGAAAACAAATCTCAACGATGATTCAAGTGTAGTAACAAGACAGCTCTTGACCGGCGGAAAGAAAATAGCGGCGCGTATCCCGGGTTATTTTGACGAGATTTACCATTTCGAACAACGCTCGGTGGGTAACAAACCGCAATTCGTTGCACGCACGGTCAATTCTGGAGAAGATTTCGCACGAACCACTCTCAAGCTGCCTAAAGAGATTGATTTCACGAATCGAAACTTCTTCGAGATTATCGAACCATCTATTCAGGAGGTGATGAACCTAGGCAAATTAAACGTCGTACCTATCAACCAAGCACCAAAGTAAAACGTATGGGCTCATGGGCTAGAGATGCTAGGCTACTGAGAACTCCACACGAAACCGCAAGAGAACGAAAGAAGGCAAGAGAAATGGCATTCACGTATTCGAAGGAAGACATTTCGCGCACTCGCCTCGTTGATTCACCGACGTGGCTTCCAGTTCGTATCACGAACTATCAGGAAAAGATTGCGAAGTCCGACAAGCGTGCGGGAGCAATCAATCACGTCATTACCGTCAAGGTTGAGGAAGCCGGTAATGAATACGAAGGACTCGTCCACGACCAGACGTTTCCGGAGGAGTATCCATCGCTCGCGTTTGATTTCCTGAATGCAATGGGAGTCAATCTCGACAAGGACGGTGGTATCGTTCGGTTCGAAGAGTTCAAGGGCAAGGATGTTTTCGTTTGCCTCGGCCCCGGAACGTACAACAACAAGCCAAACAATCAGGTGCTCGGTTGGCGCCCGATTGATTGGTCGCCGAACTCGTAGTTTGAAACTCCGGGCTAATACTATTTTCATGGTTGAGTAGTATTAGTTCTTTCGACCGTGTGGCCCCGAGCGGTGGAGATTCGGGGCACTTGTTAGCAATTGCTCGCAGGCGCAGGTAAAACTTTGGTTAGACTAGGGTGTTGCGTTATGACTCCCATTCATAGCGCAACATATCGGCCCTAGTCTAGCCATTCTTTATGCCCTCGTAGCCCAATCGGCAGAGGCACTGGACTTAAAATCCATTAAGTGTCGGTTCGAATCCGACCGAGGGCACCACCATCGCTATGAAAACATGGAACCTACGCAACGGTTCAACCATCAATTTCGTTGGAGATGAAATGGATAATGATTACATGGGCATCGAACGTGGTGCGTATGCATCACAGGGAGCCTTAGTTCATAAGGAACAACCCATTCGCGTTCAGCTTGCGAATCAGCTTGCAATGTACGATAAGGAAACCGACCGTATCGCCAAGATGATTAAGCTGCTCGACGAGAATCCTGCCATCGAACAGTTCATCAATCTCCAGCGTGGTTATACTGACTGAGTAGAGTATGAACGAACTCGGATTAAAGATTGCAATCGCGCAGCACATTAGTAAGCTGCGCGAACTCGCAAAGGATGCGGAAGATTTTACAATCCGATTGCAAGCTGCCGCATCCGAACTAGAACACCGTTACAGATTACTAAGGGAGCAGACGAATGACGACACACGTAT